CTGCTATACAAAAGCAGCCTAACGGGATAGTTATTTGTTTTGATGCTTCCGAAGAAACATTAAACAATAGATTACTTAAAAGAGATGGACAACTTCCCACAAAGGTTCAGTCAGAGCACGCGTCAGAAAATGGGATAGAAGCAGTAAAAGAAATGGCAGATATCATCATTAATACTGATGATATGTCCCTTGAAGATCAAACATTAAATACACTAATAGCACTAGGAGTGAAGGTAAAAACAAATGCCTAAAATAAGTAAAAGCGCTTTTGAGCAGTCAACAGATTCACCATTGGATTCAATGATTAATTCCAATCCAGGAATAAGTATTACAACATCTCCAGTTTTGGTCTGTGGTGTAAACAGAAAAATAAACATTGGAAACTTTGAAAACATAGATGTCTACGCTGGAATAAGTCTTCCACTGGGCGAGGTGTCACTTGAGGATAAAGAGGCTCTTCAAGCAGCAATAGAAGCTGCGGCAGCCTATGGGTTTTCGATAGTCTCAAAAGAGACTGGAGATAGATATGTTTTAATTAAAGAGTCCCAACAGGGCAAATAGCTAAAACATATATTTGCAAGTTACTATTATAAATAATATAATATTACTATTAATTATCCAAAATTAAAATACAAACAGAGGTTAAATATGTTTAAGAAATTATCCGATAAAATAAAGTCAGCTGCATTTAAAGCTCAAAAGTTAAATCCAAATAGCCCAATTGCTAAAGCTCAAGCTAAGGTTATTGACGAACTCGTAGAGCAGGCAGAAGCAGTAGCAGACATTGCAGTTGAAGCAGCAGAGAAAATTGCTTCAGATGCAAAGAAAGAAGTTGCTAAAGCTGTTAAGGAAGCATCAGCTCCTAAGGCTAAAAAGGTTGGTCCTCGTCCAGAAGATGCAGCAAGAATGGCAACACCAACTGCAAAAAAGGGTCGCCCTAAGAAAGACACTAAATAAATATTTGCCCTAAAATATAGGCAGCTATTATGGCCATCGCTTCAGTAAACAATATTATTATTGACAACAACATTCTATCTTCTCTTGATATAGAAAAGTTATTATCATATATAAAAAACCCAGAATCTGCGCAAGAACTTTTACCAAATGGTGACGGGTGTGATTTTTATGAAGACGGTACTCCAGTAAAAATAAAGTCAGTATTCTTTAACTGGCATAATCAAGATATTTATCCAACAATAAATAATTTAATTGATTTAGTTAAAGAAAAGCTTGAGTTTGGATATGGCCAAAGGTTGTCCTGTGACCCCAGAATATGGGGCAGGGTTTGGTCGGAGGGGGATTATCAATCCCCGCATTCCGATAGCGAGTACAATAGCTCGGAACTATCTTTGGATATAGATGATTCAAGGCCAACTTGGAACTCTGATATTCCTAGATTTCTAGCTGATTATTCCTCTTTGGTTTATTTAAACGATAATTATGATGGAGGAGAACTTGTTTTCCCCGAGTATGCTTTAAGTTTAAAACCAAAGGCTGGGGACATAATAACATTTCCCACAAATGCTATGTATTTACATGCTGTAAATAAGATAAAAAGTGGTACTAGATATAATATACTTCTAAAGTGGTTTAGAAAGACAACCTTGATTTCTAACGTCATGCCTAAAAATATGGCGATTAGAGATCTAGTTGAAACTTTTTGAGGAATGGTATAATATTATGGTCATGAAAAATTTTACATATATATCTGGTCCAAGAATGGGACAGAATAATTTTATGTATGGCATAGAATTAAAGAATGCACCAAAGCCAGTTAAATCTACTCGTGTTAATAATAATAAAAAAACAAGGAAAAAAAAGTAATGGCAAGTCCAGCATGGCAGCGTAAAGAGGGAAAGAATCCTGCCGGTGGTTTGAACGCTAAAGGTCGTGCATCAGCTAAAAAACAGGGCATGAACCTAAAACCGCCAGTATCATCCAAGCAAGCAAAGAAGTCGCCTAAAGCAGCTGCTCGACGTAAGTCGTTTTGTGCACGCATGGGCGGAATGCCAGGACCTATGAAAGATTCAAAAGGAAGACCAACACGTAAAGCTTTGTCGCTACGCAAATGGGACTGCTAAAAGTTGGCACATTTTAAAATTAAGAATAAATAGGAGAATACTATGGCGATGAAAAAAAAGAGTGGTAAAACAAATCCAATGGCAGCTGCTTCAAAGAAGCAGAAGGTAACAAATCTCATGAAAAAAAATATGGCACCAGTAACATTCGATGGTACAAAGAAAAGACCAACGAAAAAAATGGGATCATAATAAGGATTTTTGGTTACTATGTCTAAGTATGTACAGAACACTGTAATTCCTCATGAAGAGGAACCAGTCAAAAAGAAGGCCGCAGCTAAAAAAAAGGCTGCTCCTAAAAAAGCTAGCAAAACTAAGGAGAAATAAATCATGGCTATGAAGAAAAAAGGTAGCGGAACAAGCGCACCAGAACCAACCGTATCAAACGGTCAGATGAAAATGGCAAATCGTCCAGTGAAAAACCCTGCGACACTTAAGAACGTTGCAACTGGCGGCAAGGGCACTACTGCTCCAAAGCCAAGCGTTTCAAGTGGTCAAGCTAAGATCGCCCAAAGACCAATCAAGGTTCTTGGTAAGATCGGTTCAGGAAAGGCAAAGAAGAAGTAATGGCTGCCAAGAAGAAGATGCCAGCTATGGGTAAGGCCAAGCCAAAAACTGGCATGACACCTGCTCAGAAAAAACTTCCGCCATTTATCCAAGCGGCAATTGCTAAGAAAAAGAAAAAGTAATTATATTACTGCGTCCCCCAATGCCTAAGAAAAAAGTTTCCTCATATCAAAAAAAAATCAAGTCTGTAATGGGCGAATTTGGTAGCGGAACCCTTCACTCTGGCAAGGGGGGACCGGTAGTTAAATCAAGAAAACAAGCTGTAGCTATAGCTATATCATCAGCTAAAAAGATCAAGAAAAAGAAATAATAGGAGATTAACATGAGCAAAGTAGCATGGGATTATATTGTCCCAGTTAAACTTCCAGCAGATCTTAAAGGTATTGAGCCCGGCAAACTGCCAGCACATCTTTTGCGTCCTATTGAAGCTGGCGGAAAGATGCACTGGCTTGCAGCAGCAGCTTACAATGCAATGGATGAGGCTGCGAAAGCAGAAGGCATTGAGCTAAAACCAACCTCAGCAGGTGACACATACCGTAGCTATGAAAGCCAACTCGCTGGTTTCAAACAAAGATATCAGCTTGAGCCAGTGGTCGGAACTAGCACAAAAACATTTGAAGGCAAGACTTGGTACCTCAAGAAGGGTATGGCAATGCTTGCTACTCCAGGTAAGTCTCAGCATAATCTCGGTTTGGCTGTTGACATTGCAAATGCATCAGAAGCAAAGCGCCTCAATTGGATGATTGCAAATGTGAAGAAATTTGGTTTTTCGTGGGAAGTTGTTCCCTCTGAACCATGGCACCTTCGCTATGTAGATGGTGACACACCACCTGCCGCAGTTGTAGAATGGATGTCGAAGAATAATTGGTCGAAGCCAGCAGGTGCAGCAACTGCACAAGCCGCTCCAGCTGCTAGTGGCGGAGCAGATGTAAAGAAACTACAGGAAGCACTTAAGGCAAAGGGATTTTACAAAGGTGAAATCAATGGTCAAAAAGACGCTGCAACTGACGCAGCTATAAAAGCTTTTAAGGTAGCAAATAAACTCCCTGCCGATTCAGTTCCTGGACCAAAGGTCATGGAGCTTCTAGGCATTAAAGCATAATGCCATGGAACAGATTACTGTTGCTCTCATTGGTGTTGTCGGTGCTATTATTGTTACTCTTCTAGAAAAAGCCAGAAGAGAAAACAAAGAAGATCATGGATATGTTCGTGAGCATCTTATTAGAATAGAAGATAAAATAGATGGACATGTTAGAGATCATGCTGGCGGTTTCTTGGGTGAAATAAAAACTATAAATAGAAGAAGGAATAATGGCAGCAAAAAAGAAAGCAAGTAGTGATAAATGGATCCAGGGTGCAATAAAAAGACCTGGTGCATTTACTGCAAAAGCAAAGAAGGCTGGCAAGTCTGTAGCTGGAATGGCAGCAGCAGTTTCAAAGAACCCAGAAAAGTATAGTCCGCTTACTCGCAAGCAAGCTTCGCTCGCTAAAACACTTAGAAAAATTAGTAAAAAGAAATAGGAATATTATGGCTACAAAATACTGTTGTGAAGATTGTCATGAATTTGACGGTGCATGCACCTATTGCTTGGGTGTAGAGAAGGCCTCTGGTTCTAAAAAAGAATTGAGAATTCATCTTGGATATATTGCTCTTCATTTAATTCAAATGATTTTAATCATAGGATTAACAAGATAATGGCAAAACAAAATAAACCAACGAAGCCAGCATTGTGGTCTTCGGCTAAGTCTCAGGCTAAATCTAAGTTTGATGTCTATCCATCTGCATATGCGAACGCCTGGGCTGCTAAGAAGTATAAGTCAATGGGCGGAACTTGGAAGACTGTTTCAACCAAAAAGGCAAAGAAGAGTAAGTAATGGCTTGTTGGACTGGGTACTCCGCTAAAGGGATGAAGTTAAAGGGTGGCAAATTAGTTCCCAATTGCACTCCAGTAAAAAAAACTAACAAGTCCACAAAAGCAAAGAAAAAATAATGCCTGGTCCTAAAGGTGTTGGATTAACCAAATGGTTTGACCAAAAGTGGGTTAACATTGGCGCCCCTAAAAAGAAGGGCAAATATCAACCCTGCGGAACTTCTGGAGCTGGTGGATCAGGGTATGCAAAGTGTGTGCCTGTAGCTAAAGCTAAAGCTATGTCAAGTGCTCAGAAAAAAAGTGCAGTTCAAAGAAAAAGAAGATCTGGAACTCCAGAGAGTGGAGTCAAAGGTCAGGCTCCAAAAAATGTTTCTACCTTTGCAAAACGAAAGAAGAAGTAAATGCCGTTACAACATCAACTATTAACATTGAGTAATACTTCTTCAACTATATTGACAGTTGAAGGGGATACTACTCCGTCTAATATGATGTTCAGTGTACAAAATGTACATGACTCAGCTAATGTTTATCTTGGAAATAGTTCTGTCTCTTCAACTTCTTATGGAGTTCTTTTAGAGCCAGGTGCATTTTTCTCCGCAGAAAACCTCAGGCAAAATACTGAGCTATATGCTTTAAGCACAGTGGCAAACTCTAATGTTGCTATAATGAGGTTTACCTTTAGCTGATGTTATACTATTGGAATCCAAGACACCCAGCTTCGCAGGGTAAGTATGGATCTTTTTACGATATTCAAACTCAACAACTCGCAGCAAATGCATTGAGTATTGGAATACCAGTCTTATTTAGGCAAAACGCTGAGGCAGATGGAATTAGTATCGTAGATAATTCTAAGGTTACATTTGCCTATCCCGGAACATATGACATTCAATTTTCATTTCAATTCCACAATGAAGGCGGCGGAGGTAATGGACAAACTGTCGAAATTTGGCTTGTCCAAAATGGAGAGGCGGTTCCATACACTAACACTAGAGTAGCCGTAAACACAAATAGTCCATATGTTGTTGCGGCTTGGGATTTTATAATTACTGCTACAGCTGGATCTAATGCTCAAATTTATTGGGCGACAGATAATCATCATATAGTTATGAAGTATAATACGGGAGCAATGGGTGGACCAGCAATACCATCCGCAATTCTTACAGTAATACCTGTTGCTTAATTAACACTTTGTGCTATAATTGATAAATGGATAATGCCAACCCATTTGATGGCTTCATGCCAACTATAAGCAATATAGTTATATCAAAACCAACTGCATCAATTACATCAAATGGCGACCTGGTTGACGTTCATTGTGTTACAATTAAAACATTGGAAAAAGAATATATATTTTCTATTTCCCCAAATGATTTAAGTAAATTATATTTTTTGATATTGAAAGTTTTGTCTGATCAGTAATGGGTATAATACTATTTAAGAATCTTGATATTGGTTTTGTTCCGAAGACCCCAGCAACTCCATTTCCTAATTCAATCAAAGAAGCTTCTTCAGATAAGTCTTCAATGGTATTTTTAGAATACGCTCATAAGTTTGGTCACCCAGTTTCTTATGCGCAAGAACAAAAAGGTCAATTAGTCCAGAATATACTTCCCGTTCATAAAACTGAGACTCAGCAGATTTCCACGTCATCCAAGGTTGAATTAGCTCTTCATACTGAAACAGCATTCCATCCGTACAAACCCGATTATGTGTTGCTGCTCTGCCTAAGGGGTGATCCAAGTGCAGTGACTACATATGCAAATGTAGATGACATTGTTAAAAAATTAGATCTATGGGTAATAGCAACTCTTCAGAAGAAGTGGTTCACAACAAACATAGATATATCCTTTAGAACAAAAGGTCAGAAGGATAAAAATATTCTTATTTCAGTTCTTGAAAAAACTGAAGATGGATACAATTTTATTTATGATTATACTTTCGTTAAGGCAAACGATGAACTTGGAAGAGCGGCATTAGAAAAACTTCATGAAGCTGTTGAAGAATGTATT